AAACTCGTCAAGTTGGTGCTTGAAGGCTCAACCATCAGTAATACGGATGGCGCGTTTGACAATGCTAACTTAACTCAGAACACCACATTAATGAAGAGTTGGGGAACTGGCATCGCGACTTCCGCTTTGGCAGGAACCATCGAACTTAGCTAACTTATTTATATATAATGGGGAGGTTCGCATCCTCCCCATTATAATTATATCATATATTTTCATTAGAGGAGAAAATGACAGCCAAGAAAAACACCCAGAGCACCCCCAAAGTCGGGGGCGGCTCGCCTGAAGATGCAACCGCAAAAGAACTCAAAAAAATGAGGCAAGAAATACTTGCACTTCAGAAAGAATTGTCGGATAAAAGTTCCAACGTTGGAGTTGATGACTTTGACATTCGACCCGATAAGACAATCTCGGTCATGTCTATGCTTCCTTGGACATTGGTTCTTAGAAGCGATAGAAGTAAGAAGTCTTATGTTTTCAATAGGCAATTTCAAATAAAGAGAATCCCGTTTGGAGATTTAAGAGATATTTTAGACGATAACATAACCTTTGCGGAAAATGGGTATTTCCAAGTTCTCAATAAAGACGTGGTTAGAGCCTATGGGTTGGATGAAGCATATGAAAATGCACTAGACCGCGAAGGATTTGAAAGAATATTTGGAACAGACGTAAAAACATCTATTTCCCTTCTTGAAAGCATTAATAAGAAACAGGTAGATGTTATTGCCAACATTCTTATTTCCAAGTTAAAGGGCGGGGAAGATGTGGACATGAACTTAGTTTATGCAACCGCGAGCAAGTCTGGGATTGACATTGTAGAAAAGGCGGAAACCGCCAAAGCTCTGATGGAAATACAATAAAGAAGGAGGTCTCAAATGACAACAGATTATAGTGACGTATACGACCTCTTTATTACAAAAGTTAAAGACTGGAAATTGGATTCCTTATACGCCTCAAGTCTTGTTGACTTTGAGACCTATCTACAAAGATTTTTGATAGATGCTGTTGCCAGCTTTGAAGATGTTTGTAACCAATCCTTAGAGAAGGATGATACAGAAGCGGAGTTCTCTGAGACTTTGACACAACGAAACCAGTTGATTTTGGCGAACCTCATGATTGAAGGCTGGTTGGATAAAGAAACAAAGGACATCCGTCAATTCAATCTTCATATATTGGATAAGGGAGATTTCAAGATATACTCGGAATCTCAGAATCTAAAAGCAAAAGAAGCATCTTTGGCCTTGGTCAGAGAGAATAATTCTCAAAAAATCTCTGACTACATGTGGAGAGGTGACTATTTGGATGACTGGATAGCTGGTAGTTTTGGTGGATAGATATGGCATATAAATATTACCCCGTATATCTGGACAACTTAGCCAAATCTCCGAAAAATGATTGGATTGATGATGCTCAAGCATTGGTGGATGACCAATTTTACAATTCATCTGACTGGTACACAATTCAAGAAGAGACATCCTTTGCGAGTGGGGAATATCAAGATATAGATGTGAGGATAAACCACGTAATCTCTACTACCACGGGAGCAAACAGGGGAGATGACTGGAAAAAGATTCTATTCAAAGACCTCTCCAAGTCTATCCAGGTCGGAGCGATGTTCATATTCGATAGCAACTATTGGATAGTTGTGAATACGGATAGTCTGTCTAGTACAGGGTCTGTTTGCACGGTGAGAAGGTGCAACAATACCCTTAGATGGATAGACGGTGCTGGAGCCAAACATTCTGTCCCATGCGTTCTGGATTATAGCATCCAAGAAAATAGAGACTACGCAAGTGCAACTTCGAAAGTTGTTAGTCCATCTGGCTTGTTGGAAATAATTTCTCAACTAAATACTATTACAAATTCCATAAAATCCAGCGCGAGATTCCTCTTTGGTAATCCAGACAATTGGACTGCATATAGAGTCCAAGGTGGCGGCATCCATAACTTTTTGAATCCAACTACCGAAACATTTTCCACTATGGGCATATTGAAGCTCACATTGGGTGTGACTCAGATAAACGAATCTGTTGACGATTTGGTCAATGGGTACGCTAATCAAACCGAGAATAATTATACTATATCACTAAACAATTCGTCAATAACTGGTTCGATAGGAGAAACTTATCAACTAGAAGCAATTGTATATGAAGGTGGAGTAATCGTGAGTAGGGATGTCGAGTGGTCTTCTGATGACTCGTTGGTCGCTACGGTTGGTGTCTCTGGATTGGTTACATTTATATCTGATGGTACTGCTACGATTACCGTGTCGTTAGATGGGGACTCTGCGGTATTAGATACTTGCGATGCTTTGGTTGATGGAACTCCGATTAGTCAGTATTACGTCGATGTTTCTCCAGAATCCAACAACATTCTAGAGGGCGATACGCAGGTTTACGCTGTGACCCTGGAGTTGAATGGGGCTACTCAAGTTGATACGTTTACATTCTCTGATGTTTCACCTAGCTCAATCTCAGACAAATATATCTTCACATCCATAGATGGGAATTCATTCTCTATTGAAAATGTAGAGAAAAGTCCTTCGGGAGACGTTATAGTTCGCGCAGTTTCTGGTGTTCATACTAAGGATATTACTATAAAGCTCTCTGGAGCTTGGTAGGGAGGACAATCTATGGCAATAACACCTGGAAGTACCGGCTATGCAAAATACGAATTTCTACCGAAAATAGCATATGAATGCGTGAAAAAGCTTTTAGAAGAGAATGAGTTAGTTTGGAAGCTCTTGAAGTATACCACTCCAGATGCTTATTCCTTGTCTAATTTGACAAAGGCAGAAAAAGGAGCGTTGATTTGGAAGGGCGATGGGACTACCAACAACTTTAACGTCTTTATGGATGGTGGATTACCAGACCCAGAGATGAAGGAAGTTACAATTTTGAGAATATCCCCCTACCAACTCTTCCCAAAGAACAGAAGTGTTGGAGATATTGCGATGATAATGGAAGTGTATAGTCATCACAAAATCAACACGATGAACAACTATGAGACACGAGTTGCCCGAATTATGCAACAACTCATCGAAACGTTTAACGGGGCGGAAATTGGCGGCATGGGGCTAATGAACTTCAGCAAACAGGGTCTTTCAGCCGTTCGGGTGGAAGAGGGTGGACAAATTCCTTTTAAGGGTATGTGGGCATTATTTGACAATAAGGTTGGTGCTTAATGGTGATAGGAGATTATAAAAAATATCTTATTTATGATGAACCTGTTCCATATAAGTCAATAGCCCTCCATCCTGTTAGGATGAGAGATTGGGAAAACTTTTATTCCCTCGCTGGGGTTTTGACTATAGACAAGAACTCCCCCCCTATAGCAACGGTAGAAACAATAAGTATGTCGTACTTAGAATACCTATTTTATGCACATTCTGAGGAATTACCACTCTTGTCTATTCTTCTTGGGCTACTTTCTGTAGTAATGCCGAATACGGACGAAAAAATAGAGGTTGGATATAGAGAAAATAATGCTGTGCATAGGGCGTTTGAAAATACGGAAGGAAAAGTTGTAACAGGTCAGAACGAAGTCATAAAAGACCCTCTATTGTTGATAGGGGGGGTGGCGTTTGACAGGCACGACTTTAATAAAATTAGGGAAGTCATCGTTGAGCAAAACCTGCTCAAGGTTCCAAACGACAAAATAGATAAAAGAATCCGAGACGCAAGGGAAGATGCAAAAAATCTTCGAGCTAGGATTAGTGGTACAAAAAAACAAGCGTCTTTAGAAGACCAAATGGTGTCGTTGTTTGTTTCCACTGGAATACCATTGGAAACGATATATGGACTAACCATACGAAAATTCATCAAATCTTTGGAGCGTTTAGACAACAAGATTCATTATGAGATTTACTTGTCTGCATCCATGAGTGGGTTTGTTCAATTCAAGGACAAGTCATTTATTAAACATTGGTTGTCCGACTTGGGCGGCAGTGACCTTGATGAGTTAATAAGCTATGATAGCATTGAAGCCAAAGTTTCTGGTGGCAATGTTTAATAAAATTATTTAGGAGGAAAACAAATGAGTGATTATTACATCACATCTGTTGCGGACGTTTATATGTATAACGTCGCGGGAGATACGCTTTTGGCTACCGCTAAAACACTTATGGACAGTAGCATTAGCGTCACGTCCAGCAACACTGACGTTAGAGGGGGCAAGGGGAATCAGCTCCAGTTCATTTATTTCCATTCGGGAGATATGTCGATTACACTTTCAGATGTTCAGTTTAACTTGGACTTGCTGGCTCAGAATATGGGAGCAAGTTTAGTTACTGGCGATGAAATTTATTATGAAGAAAACATTACGCTCGATGGGAGCTTGGGTGGAAGCGTTACAAACACTCCCGTCGCCGTAAGTGGTTCCACGACCTATGGTTGGGTAACACACGTGGACGGAAGTGTTGAAAGAGTTACTTTTAGCACTAAGGCATTTACCGCGACTTCTGGCTCGGAAGGTGACGTTGTTTGTGTTCGATATTTTAATACCGACGCGGCAGTCAAATCCTTGGATATTTATTCGAATCTTGTTCCAAAAAAGGTTCGCCTTGTTATGGACGCCCAGCTCGCGGATGGTTCGGAATCAAGTGCCGCCGTGGTTGGCAAGACGGAAATAATTGTTCCAACCTTCCAGCTTTCTGGTTCCTTTGACATCGCTATGACCGCAGACCAAGTTGCAAACACACCTCTTACAGGGCGGGCGCTGGCAACTGCTACGAGTGACCAAGGATGTACGGCAAATAAAATCCTCGCAAAAGTTATTCGCAAAGTGGATAGTGCAAACTGGTATGATGATGCCACAGCCCTCGCCATTGTTGGTGGAGATGTTGCTCTTGCTGTAGCTGGAACCGAAACAATGAGCATTAAATCTCTCTATTCTGATGGCGCTATTGGGACTCCCCCAGTTGCAGACTTGACATTCGCGACCGATGATGCGGGCGTTGCAACTGTCGCCGCTGGAGTTATTACTGGTGTTGGGGCAGGTACTTGTACCATTACCGTTAGCATTACCGCCGACACGTCAATTGATGCGTCTGTTGTTGTAACAGTTAGCTAAAATAATACTATTGGTACACCTCTAAAAGGGTAGTATTATGCGTGGGGGAGGAGATTTCTCCCCCACTTTTATTTTCGGAGGTGACAAAATAATGGATAAAGAGCAAAAAAAGAGCGATAAAATGGGCTTGTATGTTCCAGAAGAATCGGAAGAAAAGAAGCCATCACGAAACCCCAAAAAAGAAACAGAGAAGGGCGTATTTGGAATCATAAAACTTGTTGCAAGTTCATATGTTGTTGTAAACATTGATGGAAATAATGTTCGAGTATCCAAGAATCGCCTATCTGGAAAGCAGTCTGTTGGGGAAAAAGTAAAGATAAGATAACTAGGAGATAATCATGAGTGGAACTCAGGTAGTTACGTTTGCCGTTCACTGGATACTTTTTCTCCCTACGTTATACTATGTGTTTAAATCCAAGAGAGAAGTGAAGTGGATATACATAAATATATCTATTGGTTGGCTGGCTGGAATTTTATATTATGCGTCTCTAGCTGAACCACTCAAATCCTACATCTCATTTAATGGTCACATAGTTTCCCCGTATCTCAGAATTGTTCAAGGGATTTGTTTCGGAGGTTGGGTCTTGTTAAAATTCGTGGAAGAAGTCTATTCGTCTCTTTCTTACGGGAAAATACTTGGTGGCAAAAAAATATGGAAATCAGCGAAGGAAGAGCAGCGGTAATAGTTGCGCTCGTTAGCGGAGGTGTCAATATCCTTGTGCTTCTTCTACGAGTGCTATTTGCCAGACTGTTCAACAAAAAAAAAGAAGACGCTGAGACGGATAAAATTGAATCAGAGTCTCTGTTCAACGAAGAAAAAGTTGCCGACATTCGGCAGGATAGATATTTGGAAATTGTTGATAAGTATCAGGAGCTTATTGACAGGAACATAGAGCTGAGTGAGAAGATAGAATCTTTCCGTTCAGATATGGGAGAGATACAAGACAAATATTCAGAGGTGGTGGAAGAGAATAAAAAAATTCTTGCCGAAAACCAAAAGATATTATCTGAAAATAAAATCCTGCAAAACGAGAATAAACAAATGCGAATTGACATTAAGGTTCTTAAATCTGAAAATGAAGAAATTCGTGCGCTATTAGTACAAGAAAAAATAGAAAAAGAGAGACTGGCTAAAGGATTCAGGAATTCTTCTGACCAACTGTAGGTTAGAGAAAAAGGAAAAATGAAAAAGAAAAATTATAGTTTACCAGACGTAGACGATTACGTTGGCATTACTGTACAAAAAGTTTTATTGGAAAATTATCTTGATGGGCTATTAAATGGCGGCAATGTTTTTTCAGCGTCTTTAGCTTTTGATATGGCTCTCATAGAGCTATCTTCCAGTGTAAAGATTCCAGAAGATGAATCTCTTGAATTTATGGATAAGGCGTATTCGTCTGGCTTGTTTGATTTCATATGCTCAAGAATTTCAAATATACAAGAAGTTCGTGATATGGTTGAATCTGTTGGGAGAGATGCTGTCAAAGCATCCAATGGATTTGACGGTGTTCTTGGGAAGATTCAAAAGTTCATGGAAGATAACAAAGGAAATTTATCGGAAATGATTTCTGAATTTTCAGCCTTGAAGGAAGAGTTGAAAGACTCTCCGATTTCTGAACTTATAAAAGAAGCGAAGTAGGTATATGATGAAATCTCGCCGTCTAAAAGCTTGCCCTAGATGTGAGACATACGTAAAGTTGGAAAAAGAGAATTTGGAAGGTGGGAAGGTAAAACTTCTCTGCCCCAAGTGCGATTGGACTTATGACTATATGGAACGAAGGAGATTTAAAAAAATATATCCCGAAGAAGGCATTTGATATGAAGACTGTGTCTAATGCATCCGAAGTATATAAAATTTTAGAGAGCCTTGCGAGAGAGTTGTTGGAACGGGTTTCCAAGGAAGTCTTAGAGGATTTTTTAAGGGATTATATAGAAAAACAAGTCTATGGTGTAAATAGTCCAACCGTCTATAAAAATGATGGGGTAAAATTTAAAGATATATGGGATTTTTCTCAAGTTCAAAAGCTTTCAAATTCTCTTCAGACAGAAATGAAGGGTAACTGGTCTCTATTAGAAAGTATAGACGACCTGTTCATACATAGCAGTTACACCCCCTTCGGAAAAGATTCTAGACCCTTTTTAGAGAGAGTTCTGAACAGGTCTGGGAAAACATCACACCCGTGGTCGAGAGATTCCAAACCATATTGGGGCAATTTCAAAAGAGAGTATGTTCAAGGGGGGAGATTGCAAAGGGTGATAGATAAACACGCGAAATCACTCGGATTTGCTAATATTGGTGGATTCACATCCGTCAACATAAGAGAATAATTTTTTATATAGGAGTTATATTTATGAATTTCTTAGAACGGGTAAAGGCATCCCGCACATTGCCAGCCATTTTGATTGGTCTTTTTTTAATTGTGTTTCGAGTAGTTTTTCCTGAGTTTCCCTTAGATGATGCTTTTATTGAAAAAGCTATATTGGTGTTAGGTGCATACATTGTAGCCGAGGGGATGGAGGGTTTCCGCCCGGCAGACAATGTATTTAAGACTCTCTGGGAGTCTCGAAAATTCAAGACCGCTATGGCATCCTTGGTGCTGCTTTTTGTTCAATCCGCCGTACCAGATTTCCCCATTACGGAGGAACAGGTTTTGAAGATTATGAATCTTCTCGCCACGGTAATTTTGGGTCTCGGTGTTG